CGTTGCGACCGACCTGTACGCGGTGCAGCGCCAGGCGGCCGCCGAGGGCAAGAATGATGGCAAGGACCGGCTGAAGCTGGTCGAGAGCGAGAACCCGCTGATGCCCGAGTCGCACTGCGATATCGCGTACTCGGGCGCGCTGGCGCTGCGCGCCGGGCACAGCGCGTATGCGAACCCGGGAGTTGTGGTGCTGTAAATGGACGGCAAGCCCAACATCTTCGCTCGGCTCGGTATGGCGGCCAACGCGCTGGTGCGCGGTGGGATCGCGCAGGCCGTCGAGCACTTCCGGCGCGCCGGCAAGCTCGGCGGGCCGCGCGCCGACGCGGGGCCGTCCAGCCCGTACGAGCAGGTGGTCGCGTTCTTCCGCTGCGTGGAGTTTCTCGCAAGCGCGCCGTCGCAGTTTCGCTTCTGCGTGTCCACGATCAACGACGACATCATCGAGTCTGGTCCGATCGCCGCGCTGCTCGACAAGCCGAACCCGCGCCAGTCGATCGATGAGTTCATGGGCGACACGATCGGCTGGCTGATGATGACCGGTGAGGCGTACTGGGTCTTCACCAGCCGCGCGGGCACGCGGCCGACCGAGATGCTGCCGGTCGGCCCTGCGCAGATAAAGCCGCGATTCGAGCAGCGCGGCCGCGAGGTCGGTCATCCGATCGGCTGGAAGTTCCGGATGGCCGGGGATCGATGGGACCAGGCGATCGACCTGGATTTGGACGAGGTCTGGCCGATGTCGATCCGCGGCTTTGACCCCGATCGGCCGTGGAAGGGCGTCGGCGTCGCCGACGTGGCGCGGAAAGCGATCAACCAGGTCTTCAAGAGCGACGTCGCGAACGAAGCGTCACTCGACAACGGCGTGGAGCCGGGCGGCGTGTTCACAATGGACGGCACGCCGACCAAGCCGCAGGGCGATGACCTGCGCGAGGAAGTGAACCAGCGCCACGCCGGGGCGCAGAACCGCCGACGGCACATGATTCTTTATGGCGGGATCAAGTACACGCAGACCGCCGCCAACTTCAAGGACATGGAGTTTCGGTCGCTGAAGCTGTTCAGCCGCGCCGACGTGTGCGCCGCGTTCGGGCTCGACCCCTCGGCCGTCGGCTTCCCCCCGGAAGGCGGGCGGTTCGAGTACGCGGAAAGTGCCGAGGCCAAGGCGTGGCGCTCACGCGTGGATCCGCTCTTGCGCTGGCTCGCGTCGCAGTTCGGTCGCGGCGTGCTGGCCCATTACGAAGAGGACAAGTCGCTGGCGATGCGCGACGCGCTCAAGCGAACGCAGCCGATGAATCTGCGTCAACGCGTCATGCACGGCGCGTCGAAGTCGCTCCGAACGCGGCGTGAAACGCGCGCTGCCTCGGGGGGCCGACGCCTGTTCGCCTGGTTCGACACGTCCAGCCATGAAGCGTTCCTGCCGGTGATCAAGGAAAAGACCGAGGTCATGTCGCGCATGGTCAGCGACCTCAAGGCCACGCCGCAGGAGGCGAGCGACTTGGTGGACGGCGGCCTGGCCGGCAACCCGGCGCAGCAGGTCGCCTGGCAGAAGGTGGGCGAGATGCCCGTCGGCGAGCTGCCGCCGGGTGAGGACGATCCCCCCGGAAGCGAAGACGGTGATGTGGATGCCAATTCGGATGACGGCCAGGCGCACGCGCCGCCGGCGCACAACAAAGAACACGACGAGCTTCCGGGGGGCGCGGAGCGCGCCGACGAAGAGCGACTGCGCCGGCTCTGGTCGAAGTGGCGCGGCTCGTACGCGCCGATCGAAAAGCAGTTCCGTTCGTCGCTGACCGGTCACTACCAGCGGCTGCGACGCGAGGTGCTGAGCAATCTCGACAACGTGCAGTTCGGGGCCGACGCCGGCGACACGATCGTCTTGCCGGTGCGCTGGATCGACGAGGATGAGGTGAAGCGCGAACGCGCCTACCGCATCACGCCGACGCAGCGTGATGTGATCGGCGAGATCCTGTTCGACCTGTTCGCCGCGAACAACCGGCTGCGGGCGCGGCTGTCGCCGTTGGTGCGGGAGGCGTTCCGGCTCGGCGGTCAGCAGTCGATGGACGAGGCGGCCGAAGCGCAGGGTCAGGCCCCGGAAGACGCGGACGTGTTCAACATCGCGGATCCGGAGGCCAAGGCGGCGCTGCGCCGGCGCGAGCAGCGCATCGTGGACATCAACAAGCGAACCGCCCAGCGTCTGCGGGCGAGCCTGGCCGAGGGCTTCCAGGCGGGCGAGAACCAGCAGCAGCTCGCCGATCGCGTCCGCAGTCAGTTCAACCGCGAGAACACGAGAGCGCGCGCCATCGCGTTCACCGAGACCAGCTCGGCCGTCGAGGAATCGCGCGCGCAGGGGCGCGACCAGGCGAACGTGCCGCTCAAGAGCTGGCTGTCGTCGCGCAAGGAGACGGGCCGGCCCGAACACGCGGCCGTCGAGGCGCAGACGATGGCGAACCCGATCCCGCAGGACGAGCAGTTCGACGTGGCCGGGCATCCGGCCGCGTACCCCAAAGCGCCGACGCTGCCGGTCGGCCAGGTCGTCAACTGCGGCTGCACGACGCTCAGCCGCTTTCCCGGCGACTCGCTGGACAAGGCGCTCGACCGGTTCGAGCGCGTCGGGTGCCTGCACTACAGCGCGCTGCAACGGCAAAGTGCCGGCAAGAGTGCAGAGCGCGCACGGACGGAATGGTCACCATATGAATAAATACCTGAATAGCCAGAGGCGAGAGCTCAATCCGCAGCACAAGGAGCTGGTGCCGTCGACAGGCGACCGTTCCGTCACGCGGGCGTTCGCTCAGCCGGCGTCGATCGACGAAACGAATCGGAGAATTCGGTTCGTTTGCTCGACGAACGCGATCGACCGTTTTGGCGAAATTGTCGAACCGGCCGCTTTCCGCAAGGCACTCGACCGGTTCGAGGCCAACCCCGTCTTGCTCGCCGGGCACGTGCATGTCGCTCCGGATGGGAGTCCCACCTCGATCGGCCACTGGCTCAATTTGAAAATCAACCAACATCGTTTAGAAGGCATCGCACAGTTTATGGACGGCGACGATCTGGCTGAGCGGTATTGGCAGCGGTACCGCCAAGGTGTTCAGCGCGCCGTGAGCGTCGGGTTTATTGTGCACGCATGGGAGTTCCGAGACGTTCAGATCGGAGGCGAAAAGCAGCGCGTGCGTGTTTTCACTGAGATTGAATTGATCGAAATCAGTGCCGTGTCGGTACCGGCGAATCATGAAGCCGTGGCGAAAGATGATCAAATGCATGTGAATACAAAAGGAACACGACTGGGAGAACGGATTCGTGCGCGTCGCGAAGAGATGGAGATGACGCAGGAAGATCTTGGCAACCGAATCGGACGCGATGCTACCACGATCGCGGACATCGAGTCCGGGGAGATCGTGCGTCCGCCCGATGAGGTTTTGCGGGCACTGGCTGAAGCGCTCGATTTGTCGTTCGAGGAACTGCAGCGGCTCGCCGACCGCGATCAGGACACCGGAGCAGGCGGGGACGATCACAAATCGATCGAGCAAATCATTCAAGTGGCCGTTGAGCAGGCGATCGCCAAGCACCTGCCGGCCGCCGTGCAACAACAACTCAATGCCGACCCCGGCACGCCGCTGCATCTGCTGCTCAGCGAGACCGCTGAGCACGCCGCCGAGCAGGCGCTGGGCGCCGTGGGTCATGGGCATCAGTCAGGCGGCGCCCCCGGAAGTAAAGAAGCCGGGGGGTCGAAGGAATCCGGGGCTTCCGGGGGCGGGGCTTCCGGGGGCCATCCGGCGGTCGATTACCTGACCGGCGGGCGCTGATCGGTCATCGCTGATCGATCGGCACGGACGCGAAAACACACAAACACGCGAAAGGATTCGCAAGATGGATTTGAACGACAAGCAGAAGCAGTTTTTCGACCAGCTCATGGAGATGGGCAACAAGGGCATGACCGTCAACGAGGCGATCATGTCGATCGTCACCGAGGCCGGCTTCGACCCCGAGCAGATGAAGGCGCTGAAGGACGCCGTCACGCAGCTCGAGGAGGAGAAGGCCAAGCTCGAGCAGGACATCAAGGCGAAGCTCGATCAGACGCGCCGCGAGATGTACGCGCCGGACGGCAGCTATCGCGGCATGTTCGACAGCGAGGACCAGGCCCGCTCCTTCGGGTTGCTTTGCCTGGCCAACGCCAAGGGCGCGCACGCCGACTTCGAGAAGACGGCGACGCGCGCGGCCGAGGCGCTCAAGAGCGACTACGGCGACCTCGCGAAGCGCGCGATGGACTCGACCACCGACGGTGCGATCGTGACGCCGGAGTTCAGCTCGCGGCTGGTGCGCCTGGTGGAAAGCTACGGCGTGTTCGAGCGGAACGCGTTCATCATGCCGATGCAGGGCGAGTCGCTCACGTTCATGCGGCGCACCGGCGGCATGACCGTGTTCATCGTCGGCGAGAACACCGCGGGCAGCGAAAGCCAGCCCTCGTTCGGCAACATCGCGCTGAACGCCAAGGAGTGGGGCACGCTGACGTTCGTGCCGCGCACGCTCACCGAGGATTCGGCCGCGGAGATCGGCGAGCTGATCGCCATGGAGATCGTCCAGGCATTCGCCGAGACGACCGATGACATCGGCTTCAACGGCGACGGCAGCTCCACGTACTTCGGCATCGTCGGCGTGCGCGAGAAGCTGAAGGGCCTCTCGGGCACGATCGCCAACATCGCCGGCCTGGTCGTCGGCTCGGGCAACGCCTACGGCGAGCTGACGATCGAGGACCACACCAAGGTCCAGGGCACGCTGCCACAGTATGCGGCGAACAATGCGCAGTGGTACGTCAGCCGGACGTACTTCTTCAGTGTCATGGCCAAGCTCATGCTCGCCCAGGGCGGTGTTACCGCCGGTGAAATCGAGGGGCGGCGCCGCATGCTGTTCGGCGGCGACCCGGTCGAGATCACGCAGAAGATGCCGCGCACCGAGGCGAACGACCAGGTGTGCGCGCTCTACGGCGACCTGCGCCGCGCCGCCACGGTCGGCCGGCGCCGATCGATGACGATCGAGACGTCGACGGACTACAAGTTCGCCGAGCGCCAGCTCACCTACCTGGGCACGCAGCGCAAGGCGATCAACGTGCACGACGTCGGCAACGCGTCGGGCACCGCGTCCGAGCGCAAGGCCGGCCCGATCGTCGGGCTGACCACCGCTGGCTCGTAGTCGAGCGCATGAAAAAGCCGGGGCGGCGGCGACCGCCCCGGCTTTCCCGGGCAACCGGGTTTGAACGCTTCGAGTGTAGCAGGGCAGCCGGGCGATCGGAAGATCGACACTTAAAACGAAAAACGAAAGGTTCAACATGAACATTCTCAACAACATCAAGCTGCACCGGGCGATCGACCCGGACGACGTGGACAACGGCGCGTTCGATGCGCAGGTCATCGACCTGAACGACTTCAAGGGCGCCAAGGGCGTGCTGTTCCTGTTGCATGTCGGCGTGATCGCCGCCGACCTGGCGGCGCTGAAGGTGCAGGAGTCGGACGGCAAGAGCAGCGACACCGCGCTCGACGGCAACGCGGCGGACGTGCACGACTTCACGACGAAGCCGGCCAACGCCGACGACGACGCGCTGTGGGCGGTGTACGTGCCGCTCACCGCCGACCGCAAGCGCTACCTCCAGCTCCAGGCGACGGCCGGCGACGGCAGCGGCACCGAGTCGTACCTGTCAGCCATCGCGATCGCAGATCTGCCCGGCGAAACCGAGGCGACCGCGTCGAGCCTGAACGTCAACACGCTGGAAACCGTCTGATCCCGGCGACGGTCGCTCACAACCGCCCTCTGCCACGGACGGTGGAGGGCGGCTTGAGCGGTCGTTGAAGCGGCAGTGACGGGCGTTCGAACGCCTTTTAAGAAGGAACTGTGATGGCAAAGAAAAAGACCAAGCAAAGCGCCCCGCGCCTGATCGAGATCGCGCGCCACATCACCGGCCCGCCGCGCCGCTCACCCGGTCAGCGGCTCGTGCTGACGCTGAAGCAGATCAAGGCGCAGGGTCTCAAGGACGGCGACTACAAAATCGTCGAAGAGTGACATGAAACGGTTCCCCAATCAGGACGACCGCGAGATCCGCGGCGACGACCGCACTGGCGGCGGAACACGGCCGGTGCCAAACAAGGAAACACGCGATGGCCAAACAGACGAATGCAAACAGCGGCCCGATGCTGCTCGTGGAGCTCAAGACGGACGCGGCCGGGAAAAAAGCGGGTGACACCCTGCGCGCAACGCAGTTGGAGCTGAACGCCGCCGGCTTGAAGAACGGCAAGCATTATGTGCCGCGCGGCACCTACCCCAACGAGCGCCGTCCCGCGAGCGATCTGGTTCAGACGCGCCAGGCGACCGATGCCGGGAACAAGGACAGCAGTAACAACAAGAGCTGAGTAAGCGATGAGTAAGCTGGCGACATTGCAGGATTTCAAGGCGCTGATGGGCTGGTCGGGCTCCGAGAACGACCAGCTTGTCACGTCAATCTTGCAGCGCGCCAGCGCCATCGCTGGGCAGCTCGCCGGCCGCCCGTTGCTGCGCCAGGCGAGCGTGACCGAATACCCCTGGGATCCGCATTTGCGTTTGCGCTGCATCCGGCTCGAGCGTTACCCGATCGAGTCGGTCAACAGCGTGAAGCAGCTCTACGACACGAGCACGGACGCCGAGTTTACGGCCGAGGACGCGCTGACGGAGAACACCGACTACGTCATCGACGCCGAGAACGGAAAGCTGTGCCGACTCAACGGCGATTGGTACGCTCGTCGCCGCCACATCCAGGTCATCTACACCGCGGGGTATTACGATCCCTCCGGCAGCGCGCCGACGGCCGACGCCATCGCGCCGCCGAAGGACCTGCAGCACGGCGTGCTGATGCAGGCGGTTCGGATGTACCAGAGCAAGGACACGGCCGGCCTGCGCGAGACCGGCGTCGGCGCCGGGCTCAGCCTGGCCGAGGTCGAAGCGCACCAGGCATTGGTTGATGCGGTGAAGCCGCTGAGGAGGTCATTGTGAGCCACCTCCGCATCGGACTGACGCAGCGATCCGAGCAGGTCATCCGCGACCACGCGGCACGGCCGTCCCGGCTGCTCGATGCGCTCAGCGGCGCGCTGCAGCAGGGCCTGATCGAGACCGAGAGCCACATCAAGGCGAACAAGCTCAGCGGCGCCGCCGGCAGCGGCGGCGGCGGCAACACGCCGGTCGGTTTGCGCAGCGGCACACTGCGGCAGGCGCTGAGCAGCGAGCTGGACGAGCCGCTGGGCGGCTACGTCGGCGTGACGCAGGGGCCGGCCAGCAAGTACGCGCCGACGATCCTCGGCGAAGGCACGACCACGATCCGGCCCAAGTCGGCCAACCACCTGTGGATCCCGATCGCGGACAACCTGAATCCCAGCGGGCAGGCGCGGCTGTCGCCGCGCGAGGCGATGAGCCGCAAGGGCCCGAGGGGTGGCCGGTTGCTGAGCATCTTTGAATCGAAGCGCGGCAACCTGGTCGCCGTGCTCCGCGACAAGGTGCCGGGCGTGCGCCGCAAGAGCGGCAAGCTGCTGTTTGTCCTGAAAAAGCAAATCACGATCGAGGGCACCGGCGCGCTGCGCGAGGGCGCCGAAGAGAAGACCGGCCGCATCCGCGAGCTGCTGGAGATCGCGATCAGCGACACGATGGGAGGCACGGCCTGATGGGTCTGCGCAACGACATCCTCGACGACATCAAGATGGCCGTGTTGAACGTGAGCGACCTCACCGACGACCGGGTCGCGATCGGCCTGATCGTGCCGCAGCAGGCCGGCGGCTCGACGGTGTCGATTGTGCCCGAGAAGGAAACATCGGACTGGCAGGACGGCAACGAGATCAGCCGCAAGTTGCAGCTGGTGGTCATGGCTCAGGTCAGGGTCGACGAGTCCCAGTCGGGCTCGCAGTTCGATCAACTCAACGCGCTGTGGGACCTGGTCGAGGCGCAGCTCGAAGACCTGATCGTCAACGCGATCAACGGCAAGGCCGACCGCTTCCAGGAAGACGAAGGCGTCGAGTGGGAAAAGGCAACGCTCAAGAACAAGAACAAAGACCAGATCGCGGCGCTCGGGGCATCGTACATCGTCGAGTACACGCGCACGCTGGGCACTTAAAGGGCGAGACATGGCAAAGGTCAAGGTCAACAACATCGTGCGGTTCAGCCATGGCGGGACCGACTACAAGGGCATCACCGAGGGCTCGATGGACACCGACGAAGGCGACTTCGTGCCGGACATCGATGAGGGCGCTCTTTACGCCACGGCCATCGACCTGGTCGGCACGCCGGGCCGGTTCCCGAGCAACCCGCAGTTCACGCTCGAAAACATCGCCGATTTCGTGAGCCTGCTGACCGCGTCGGTCGGTGACGCAGTGCTGCTCGGCAAGGCGCACGGCAGCAACGACAACGAGCAGTTCACCGTCGCGAACGTGCTGTTCCGCCAGGGCACGCTGAGCCTCTCGCGCCAGCAGGACGCCAACATCCAGGTGCAGGGCATCGCCTACAGCGCCGACGGCAGCGCGCACCCGTTCAGCCGGTCGAGCGTCGTCGACAGCACCGGCCCGACCGGCACGAAGATCAAGATCAACAACCTGGTCTCGGTGGCGCACTCGGCCGTGCCAACACCCGGCGTGCTGGGCGTTCAGCTGTCGGTCAACCGCGGGCAGTACACGCCGGACATGGACGAGGGCGACCTTTACCCGATCGGCGCGGACCTGCTCGGGGTGGGCGACGGCTACCCGGTCGAGGTCACGCTGAACATGGAGAACATGCAGGCGGCGTCGATCGTCGGCACGAGCGTGGACGACCTGGTCATCACCGGCAAGGCCGCCGCCGGCCAGTCCAACCAGGTCATCACGGCCAACAACGTGCGCTTCCGGACGGGTCAGTCTCAACTGCGGCGTCAGCAGGACGGCACGGTGAATCTGACGGGCATCGCTTACGCAAGCAGCGCCGACGCGCTGCCCCTCGGCATCGCGAGCGCCTAACCCAGGAGTCGGTTACGGATGGACCCAAGCGGCGACAACACGATCACCACTCGCATCCGCGTCGACGACGGCGACACGCGGCGGCGGCTGCAGCAGATTGCCCAGCAAGAGCAGCAGCTCGCCAACGAGACGCGTGAGACCGGCCAGGAGGCCGAGCAGTCGTCCCGCAAGGCGCGCGGCCGTGAGCAGCGTCTCGGCCGCTTGCAGCGGAAGCTGAACGAC